CATAAGGTTCTGCCTTTGCGTGGGGGAAAGAAGTATAGCTTGACCATGTGGACCTGTCGATATGAGGGTGACTCAAACTAAAAATAGTGTTAGATTATTGCTATGTTAGGCCAAGCCCCCATAGCAGGTGCCCCGTTAGCGGGTTCTGGAAGTGTAGCTACTGTTGAAAGCTTTGCTCATGGTTCTTTCTCTGTAACAGGGCAAGTTGCAGGAACTAACATAGCTATCAGTGAGGGCTTTGGAACTGGTAGTTTTGCTACAACGGGTCAGACAGTTACCCCAAATATAGCTATGAACGAGGACTTTGGAGCGGGTAGCTTTTCCGTTACGGGTCAGGCGGCACCTTTAAATGTTTCCGCTAGTCTTGCGACAGGTTCTTTTGCTGTATCAGGTCAAGAAAACAGTCTGATTGCTGGAAAAGGATTGCAAGCAGAAGCGGGTAGTTTTGCCGTAACAGGCCAAGACGTAACGCCAGTAATATCTGTAAGCGCAATCCTCAATCAAGGCAGCTTTGCCCTAACAGGTCAGGATGCGTTTGGGCTTGTCGGAGAGATTTTTGAGGCGGGTGGTTTTAACTTAACGGGACAAACCGCTAACTTCCAAAAGGCTATGCGGTTGACCGCAGATCATGGCAGCTTTGCGGTCACAGGACAAACCTTAGACTTTGGTGTGCAAGTAAGCGCTATTCTAGGTCAAGGCTCCTTTGCTGCCAGCTTCCAAGATGTAAGCTCTAAAGTCACCAGAGTCCTTGGCTTTGGCTCCTATGCTGTTACGGGCCAAGATGTAGATACTGCAATAGCATTGCGCGAGCAGCCTGACAGGGGATCATTTGCGGTCACAGGGCAGACGGTAAATACACCGATTGCAATGCGTGAAGAGTTGGCAAACGGTAGCTTTGCGGCAAACGGACAAAACTTAAACTTCAAAAAATCTATGGTTGCAGATGCAGGTAGCTTTGCTCTGACAGGATTTGCGGCTAATAGAAAAGTTTCTGAAGCACTAGATCATGGTTCGTTTGCTGTCACTGGGCAAGCAATAAGTTTCAAGAAAACCGCCAATCTTGAGGTAGGCAGCTTTGCTGTTACAGGACAGGATGTCACGACAAGATTTGAAGGCACGGTTGCACTAGGTCAAGGTTCTTTCGCTCTTACAGGTCAAGCCGCTACCCCTGCGAAAAACGTATTTTTATCCTCAGATAGTGGATCTTTCTCTCTTACAGGACAGAATGTTGACTTAGCTTTGGCGGTCAGTTTATCTTTGGACGTTGGTTCTTTTGCCCTAACAGGCTTCGATGCAAACGCTAAATTCACAGAAGCTTTAGATGTTGGGCAGTTCAGTGTTGCTGGACAGGATGTCACAATGAAGTTAGGAGAAGCCGTAGAGGGAGTTTCAATAACCGTATTCATTGGGGGCGCTGCTGTTTACGGTCTAATACTACCCGACCAAGATCCAAATTTTGCAACGATAACTCCCGCGCAAGATCCAGAATGGTCAACAGTAACACCGACACAAGATCCAACGTGGACCCTTGTTGCTTAAAATGGGAATAAAAAGTATATTAAGTGCAATTGAACTTTTTAGATAGGCGCTCAGATGGCTACATATACAGACGCAAACGGCGTTAAACTAATAACTACAGGTGACGAGGCTGGTACATGGGGTTCTAGTACAAACGTCAACCTGCAAATCCTTGATCGTGCAGCTAACGGCTTTGAGTCTATCGCCCTCAGTTCAACGACATACACCCTGACCCTTTCCGCACAGCCTTCTTCTGCGGAGGATGGACACTATAAGGCCATAAAGTTTACGGGGTCGCCCGGTGGCACATGTACTGTAACTTTGTCACAGAATGATAAAGCCAGAGTGTATATGATCCTTAACTCTACAAATGCTGCCTTGATTATTACTCAAGGATCTGGCGCAAACGTAACGATTGAGGTTGGCAAAGGTTCTATTGTTCTTGCGGATGGTGCGGGTTCTGGTGCGGCAGTTACGGATTTTACCGCTGCGGTGCAGAACGTAACAGATTTATCCAGCCCATTTAATGTTGGTGCCACTAGCGTCACGACATCTGGCGTAGAGTTAAACTTGCTGGACGGATCAGCGGCAGGAACCGTTGTTAATAGCAAGGCTGTAATTTACGGATCATCTGGCGAGGTAAATGCCACAACGCTACAGATAGCAGGTACATCTATCACAGCTACGGCTGCGGAGTTAAATTTTGTAGATGGTGTTACCTCTGCAATACAAACCCAAATAGATAGTAAAATGCCTCTTGGAACTGTAGCTGTAACGGTGGCGGGTGGTAAGTTTGTAATAGACGGAACCTCTCAGCAAACTGTTGAAATAAAACCCTCTGTCACCTATCGCTTTGATCAATCAGATGCCTCCAATAGCAACCACCCGTTGCGGTTTTCAACCAATGATAACAACTCGCCTAATGCTCCGTTTACAACGGGAGTTACAACAGCGGGAACACCGGGAAGTACTGGAGCTTACACGCAGGTAAAGCTGGAGCAAGACGCTCCTTCAGTATTGTACTACTATTGCTCCAATCACTCAGGCATGGGTGGCAAGGCTGTGGTTCGTGGCGTGGGAGACCTTACAGCAAGCCGCGCTTTGACATCTGATTCCAATGGGGATGTTGCAGTATCAGGAGTCACCACAACAGAACTTAATATTTTAGACGGACTTACAGCAAGTACGTCAGAACTTAACATTATGGATGGGGTCACTGCCACCACGGCTGAGTTAAACATCATGGATGGTGTAACAGCTTCAACGGCTGAGCTAAACATCATGGATGGTGTAACAGCAAGCACGGCTGAGCTAAACATTATGGATGGTGTTACAGCGACTACAGCGGAACTTAATTATGTTGATGGCGTAACCTCTGCAATTCAAACGCAGTTAAACGCAAAATCTCCAATTGCGTCACCTACTTTTACGGGCACAGTTACTATTCCGGGGTTTACAGTTTCTGGGGGAACTCAAAACTGGACGGCTACAGCAAGCGGAACAAATCTTACTTTTGCTTACAACGGCGTTAATAAAATGAGAATTGATTCTAGCGGAAATCTTACTGTGACGGGTGACGTTACAGCATTTGGCAGCTTGTAGGGGGATATTGAATCATGGCCGTGCCAACAGGAACAGCAAGTCTAAGTGACATACAGACTGAGTTTGGTGGTTCAAACCCGATATCTTTGTCAGAATATTACGGTCTTGTGTCAAGCCCTTCTGGCATACCTACTAGCGGAAATCCTTTATCTATTGATGATTTTCGTGGTAAGGATAATGTTTATACCCTTACATCAGATATTTTTACTAGCTCAATAACTCTTACTGCCGATGATATAAATGGAAGCGGTGCTGCTTGGGTCGGAGTATCTGGCGGTGGTGGCGGCGGTGGTGGTATAATATATGCTTCATCATCTGGGTTTGGCGCAACGGGATCGGGTGCCCCCGGCGGCTCTGGCGGCATTCATGGCTTATTTCTTAGTGATGTAACAGATTTAATAGGTGCTTCTTTTGTCGCGGGCGGCGGCGGCGGCGGTTCAAATACGGGGGGTACTCCGGGTAATAACGGTAGAGCGACTAGGGGTAGCAGTGGTGGAACCAGCACTTTCAGTTATGGCAGCGTAAGCGCTGCGGGTGGCACTGGTGGTAGAGGTGGCACCAGTGGCTCTGGCGCTAGAGATCCCGGCACTCAGGGAGCAGATACGGGTATAGATATTGGGGCTTCTATTGCCAGTTACTACTCTGGGAAAGTTACCGCAGGGACTACAGGGGCTTCACGAGGCTCCGCGGGCGCGGCTGGCCCAAAAGTATTCACAGGGGGCGAAAACACTCCGGGCAATTCTATAGGTGGTAATGGCGGTAGCGGTAATTTAACTATAATATACGAAGCCGTACCACAGGTATAGAGAGTAGAAAATGGCTTATACAGACCTAAGATTTAAAGCTGGAATCAACAAAGAGATTACTCCGTATTCTGAGGAGAATGGGTGGGTTGATTGTGATAAAGTGCGTTTTAGGTTTGGATATCCAGAAAAGCTAAACGGGTGGGAGAAAAACTCAGGCAATGCCTTTCTTGGACTGTGCCGTGGGTTGCATGAATGGGTTGCGCTTAACGGGGAAAGATTTCTGGGTGTAGGCACAGAGCAAAAGTATTACATCAAACAGGGTACAGACTATAATGATGTCACGCCTATCAGATTAACAACATCTGCGGGAGATGTTACTTTTGCTGCCACAAACGGATCGCCAGTAATCGCGGTTACAGATGTAAACCACGGTTGTGTTGCTAATGACTTTGTAACTTTTTCTGGGGCAGCTTCTTTAGGTGGTAACATAACAGCCGCTATACTGAACCAAGAGTATCAGGTTACAGAGGTTGTAAACGGTAACGAGTACAAGATATCTGCGCGTACAGTTAGCACTGTCTCTAGTATCACAGTTACAGGTGGTCTGAACGCTACGGCTGTAAATGCCAATAGCAGCGACACAGGTAATGGTGGTTCCAGTGTAATCGGAACTTATCAGGTAGGTACGGGGCTTAACTCCTCAGTTGATGGTGCGGGTTGGGGCGCTGGACTTTGGGGCGGTATAAACAACAGCGCCTTTCAGACCACCATAGCAGAGGATCTGGACGCTTCTGAGACAGGGGTAGATGTAGCGACAGGACAAGGCTCAAGCTTTGCAACTAACGATGTTGTTTTGGTGGGCAGCGAACTGATGACGGTATCCTCTGTAGCAAGTGATACGTTGACTGTTGCTCGCGGTGCTAATGGAAGCAGTCCTGCCACTCATTCCAATGGGGCAAACATATTTCTTACCTTGGGTAATACCGACAGCGCCGACAATTATAACGGTTGGGGCGAAGCTCCTGCCACGGGTACGCAAACTGCGGAAACAAATTTGCGTATATGGTCTCACGATAACTTTGGTGAAGACCTTATCTTTAATGAGCGCAATGGTCAGGTGTTCTATTGGGATAAAACGAACGGTGTAACTACAAGAGGCATAGAGCTTTCTACGTTGACGGGAACGCCAACATCTGTGCCCCAGAAGGCTGCGCAAATACTCTTATCAGATCGTGATAGGCACGTTATTGCTTTTGGCGCTGACGGCTTGGGTGCAAGCTCATCGACAGCAAAGGGTGATGGATCTCAAGACCCCATGCTAATTAGGTTTTCAAGTCAAGAAAATCCTATTGATTGGTATCCTACTACTACAAACACAGCGGGTGATCTGCGAATTGATTCTGGTTCAAAGATCGTACAAGCCGTAGAAACAAGGCAGCAAATCCTAGTATTTACGGACGTTGCTATATACGCAATGCAGTTTATTGGTCCGCCGTTCACATTTGGTATCAACCTTATCTCTAGCAACATAAGTATTGCTGCACCAAAGGCGGCGGTCGCAGTAGATGATGCGGTATACTGGATGGGCGCAGCGGAGTTTTACACTTACAACGGTGCGGTACAGCGTCTGCCTTGTACGGTTCGTGACCATGTATTTAATGACTTTAACTCTGCACAGTCTGATAAGGTTGTTGCTGGATCAAACATATCGTTCTCTGAGGTGTGGTGGTTCTATCCATCAGCGAGTTCTGATGAAAACGATAGCTATGTCGTTTACAATTACCAAGAGGGCATTTGGTTTATTGGGACATTAGACAGAACAGCGTGGTTGGATCGTGGTATATCTGCGCTTCCTGTGGGCACAGGAACAGACAACTATTTGTTCAACCATGAAGTTGGCGCAAAAGCAGATGGTGCTGCCATGACATCGTTTATTGAGTCAGGTGATCTTGGAGTTTCTGACGGGAACCAATTCTCTTTTGTCACCAGAGTAATCCCTGATCTTAACTTCAGAGATACCAACGTAGATAATACCACAGTAGATTTTATCTTGAGTGCCAAGAACGCACCCGGTCAGGTGGCTCAAACAACCAATACTGATACTATTACAAAGACATCTAATGTGCCTGTAGATCAGTATACTAGCCAGTATCAGACCAGACTGCGAGGCCGTAGCTTTACGTTTAAAGTCCAGTCAACAGATGCAGATGTATTGTGGCGGTTGGGTATTCCTCGCGTTGATATAAGATCTGACGGGAGAAGATAATGTCTATAGCTCCAGTACCATTCTTTCCAGTACCACCGCCTCAGTATACACAACAGTATATGGCAGAGGTTGTTCGTGCGTTCTCTGTGTTTGCTACACAAATTACAAACCCTGCTATAGCAAAGCCTATACTCATTGAGATCCCAGCATCTGCACAGGCGATAGACGAGGTTGGCACTGTATACGAAAGCAATACGGTACTTAGGCTAAAGTCTGCTACGGCAGCAAAAAATACTGTAGGTATGCCACTGCCCACATATACAGTATCAACATTACCAACCGTTGAGACTGGCACATTAATATACGTTTCTGATGGGGCAGCAGGTAGCCCTGTTGTTGCGTTTGGTGATGGATCTAATTGGCTGCGTGTTGATACACGGGCAGCGGTATCAACGTAGGAGACTGACATGGCTAAGAATATTATAGATGACTGGAAGGTGTTTCCTCGCCTGATGATGTTTGTTGTCACAGTGTTGACTTATCAGGCAGTGCATTGGTTTATGGGCTTGCCGCCAGAGGCACACACTACACAGTCGGCAGGTCTGGTATCTGTCTGCATGGGCGCACTCACAGGTTGCTTTGGCATCTGGATGAGCAAAGAAGCGGGGTCTAAGTAATGGGTCTTTTTGATGATATCTCATACGGCCTTGGTATTTCTGATAGCAAGCCTTCTGGCTATGATGAGAGAACCGCCAATAGCATAGAGAAAAACCAAGGCAGTGCAGCGGCTGACAGGTATAGAGATGAAAAAGGAATTGGATCTGGAAGTTTTTCGTCACCCTCAGATGAGCTTGGCGGTGCTTCGTATACACCTTTGCCAGCGCCCACAACACTAGCAAGCTATGGACCAAAGCCTGATTTCTTCAGAGATGCAAATCTTGATCGTAGGATAGGCTATAGAAATCTTTTGTCTTTTGGACAGCCATTAGAGCCTTTTGGAGAAGGTGATGACCGCGTAACTCAAGAGATGATTGACGCTTACAATAAGAGGACCGCGTTTGCTAAATCAAGAGCAGATCAAGACTTCATGGGCACGGGGCTAACCCAACAGCAGTATGCCGATGGTCAGCAGTATGGGTTTACTAACTTTAGCGATGGTAGAGTGGGTGTTAGTTCTGGTGATAGAGGCCCAGCGCCTACTATTACAGACCCCAATGCGCCTAACTATTCCACAGACTTTGACCCAAACAATGCGTTCTTGCGTAACCGTATGCGTATGTATCAAGAGCAAGGCGGCGGCATTCTTCCACCAGCGGGGGGCACTCAACCTACGCCATCAGCCCCACCATCTCCACGCCCGATGCCCAATATGCCGCCACAACTGCAAGGTATTATGCAGTTACAAGACAGATCCAACATCAGCCCTGCGATGCGCTACGCTGCGGAAAACTACTACAGGTTAGGCGGCAGGCAGACGCCCCAGTTTGGCATTCCCGTGATGAACGATGAGTTCGAGCGTGGTCGTGCAATGGTACAAGGTCAGGGCGTATGAGTATTTTTACCGCTGCACTAGGGCCGATAGCAAACCTTGCTGGATCATGGTTGCAGGGCAAGGCTGATAAGAACGCTGCTGCTGCGGAGCTAAAGCTTACAGAAGCGAAGGCGAAAGCCCAGATACTTTTGTCAAAAGAGACAAGCGTTGCTGACTGGGAGCGCATCATGGCAGAGGGTGCCAAGTCTAGCTGGAAGGACGAATGGTTCGTTATTGTCCTGTCGATACCTTTGATTTTGGCGTTCATTCCCGGTGCTGAAGGATGGGTAGATCGTGGATTTGAGCAGCTTTCTAAGGCTCCCGACTGGTATTTTTACAGCCTTGGAATTGCGATTTCAGCCAGTTTTGGTGTACGCGGAGCGCAAGCCTTTTTTAAGAGGAAATGATATGAGCTTTAAAC